GCGAAATTATCAACATAGCCCTTATTACTAACATCTCCAGGATTAACAGGGGTAGGGACGTTAACAATCTCATTACCGTTCATATTGAGAATGCCGGTCATAGCGTCGCCGGATTTCAATAGATTAAGAGAAGCTGACCCAATGATATTTGCAGTAATCGTGCCAGCAGAGAAGTTTCCACCGCTATCCCTCTCAACTATAGTCGAGGGAGTATTTGAAGAAGTAGCACTACCAAAACCGATAGCAGCAGCAGCGATGGCACTTGCAGACTGACCACCAACAAAAGCCACTACAGCAGAGGCAGACCCTGGACCAGTAGCCAAAACGTCACCGGTCAGGATGGTGATCCCAGCAGAAGGAACTAAGGCAATAGCTGCTTGAAGGGCAGTAAACGTGATGCTTTTATTGACGCCGCCCTGAACCAAAGTATAGAGGTCACCATTAGTACTTGTAGTAGTTACGGGCAGTTGACTAATTTTTTCGCTCGCCATATGGATTTATTCCTCTAGGGTGCCTATAAGGCAGGATAAGGGTAAGATTGCAGTAAACTTAAGGGCTGGATTCGAGCAAAATGCCATCAATACCATTCTCCAACAAGAATAGGTCGCCAGTTTCGAGCAGAAGGAAGCTTTCCACAACAGCGGTGCCAAAGGCCCAAGAAAGGGTCATCCTAGGGTGATGACGTTGAACATAGACCTGCCAAGAGGCCCATTGAGGGGATGGGTAAGCTGGAGGTGGGGCTGAGAAGTTCCACCAAGAGCCATTACCCACCTGTGAGAAGCCCATGGGGGTATAGCCCTCACCAAAGTAGGGAACTGGAGGAAAGGAGATGGAAACGGTATAGCCCAAGGCCGTAAAGTAAGCAGAGATAGCGTTATAGTCCGCATTAGTGGGGATTGGCGGCTGGACCTGGTATAAGCCAAGAGGGGTGGCAGTATCAATGAGAGCAATAATAGCTTGTATAAACGCAGTATTAGCCGTCGAGACCGCTAAGTCTGAGGCTGCTTGAGATGATTCATTGGCTTCGGCCTGGCTTGGGGGGAGTAAAGGGGGCATGGGAATAAGATTGGAAAGGGATTAGGCTTGACGGTAAAGAAGAATTCTTATAACCTTAATCTTATGATTATGAAAAATTGCTCCAAAAAGACTTGCAAAATGGAAAACCCTCAGCCCCTAGAAAACTTTTACTTAAACCCTAAGAGTAAGGATGGTCTTGATTCCAGGTGTAAAAACTGTAAAAGGGAGTATGAAGACGAATATCGTAGAACTCACAGAGATATTATCAAGGTGAGAGCTAAAGAACAAAGACAGAAAAATCCAGGCTATCCTAAGGAATGGAAAGAAAAGAATCCAGAAAAATTTAAAGCCAACCAAAAGAAATCTAAAAAGAAAAACGCACTTAAGATTAAAAAGAAAAGCGCGGAATACTATCAAGAAAACAAGGAACACTACTCAGAAAATGGAAAAGTTTGGAGAGAAAACAATCCAGAAAAAGAAAAAGCTAGAGGTAAGAGATATAGGAAAGAAAATAAGGGAGTTACTAACGCTAAAACAGCAAAAAGAAGGGCCCAAAAACTTAACGCCACGCCGAAATGGATATCGGAAGAACAGATTTTAGAAATTAAGGATATTTACAAAAAATCCGCACAGAAAACCAAAGAAACAGGGATTAAACATACAGTGGACCACATATTACCCCTACAAGGAGAAAATGTATGCGGGCTGCACGTACCCTGGAATCTTCGAGTGATTACCAACAAAGAAAATTCGGCAAAGAACAATAATGTTCTAGAAGAAGACTTGGAATCCCATAAAAAGTTCGTAATGGACCTCATAAACAAAAAGCCCCAGCAGGAGTGATCCTGCCAGGGCCTCTAAGTGAAAACTAAGAACTAATTAAGGAAGACTAACAGCTCCCGATTCGGCGTCATTCGGGGCCGATTCGTCTACGGCCATTACGCCTTTGTATGAGATGCTTATTTTACTGGTAGCACGAGAGGTAAACGAATTGCTGTTGGTGTCTGGCAAGCATCCTATTACGGTCGCGAGCGCTGGGCCAGTAGGATTTTCTCGGTCACTTACGCTTAAAACCACAGGCCCGAGTCCCAACAAAGCATTCAGGGTCGGGAACTGACCAAGAGCTTTCACGCCGAATCCGTAAACACGGAAACCACTACAAGAAACCGTAACCGCATTGTAGCTAACCAAAGTAATTTCATCCGGAGAATATCTTCCCAGAAGATGGATGTCTTCCGAAGAAATACTTTCGTTGATAGTACAAGAATCGAAAATTCCAATCACCACTGGACCACCAGTGGGTCCCTGAATACTCACTACGGTTCTACCGCCAGTAATAACTTTAGAGGCCGCTGGGGAAATTCCGCCTCGCCCACTAGTATCAGTAATTGCCATATAGTTATCTCCTTAAGAATTCTTAGCTAGCGCTTTGTTGAACTGCCGATAGGGCGAGATCGATTGCGACAAAGTAGAGCGACGTTGTGAGCGCAGCTTCCACCGAAACAAACATCGAAGGTGCAGCAATCTGAATCGATGCGTTTTTGTATCCCAGAGGCGCTGAGTTTGAAGTTGTAATCATCTTCAGAGATTTATAGTAACTGAATCTCTGCTGCAAGGCGCTCAATGCTGAAGCCGCTGACAAATCCGCCAAAGATTTTCCAACCATCGTCTGCTGGAAGTACTGTCCCAAGTCGAGAGCAAGAATATCAGAGAGATAGACTGCCTGAATCGAATTGTAAACAAAGTTTGCGTCCAAGCCGTACGTGGTTTGATCCGATACCCATTTGATCCCATTCACATCCTGTGAAAGAACCAGCAAGCCAGCAGTCAAGGCGTCCGACACATCGAATGGATCGCCATTGTCATATCCGGCAGGATCGGTAATAGAAACAATGTTCGCGTAGTGATTGCAAATAGACTTATAGAATCCACCAGCTTGCATACCGGCAGCGATAACCGCAGCGTACCAAGGTTGGAACAGAGTATTGACTCCGAAGCTATTAACCTGTGTGACCTGCTGATCGGTCATGTAGCAACGATACGTTCCAATTCCCTGTGCCTGAGCTTTGGCCTGAGCATAGGTACCATTGAACGAGAGTCCAGCCATACGATTCTTTTTAAGAACAGGAGTAGAGAACTGCAAACAATGGGTTTTGAGGAGTTCATTGATGGCATCGATCGTATACGTGGATGCAGGATCGGTATTCCCTGCAAGAATGTCCGCAGTGGCATCCTGAGAGAACAAAGGAACAATGATGTTACATTGAATCCCAGCAAGCTGAGAAATTGCATTTACAATGTCGATTGCCAACGTTGGGCCGAGAGTTCCGCCAGATAGGAACGTGGTATTAGCAGGGAATGGAATACCAGCGAACATGATAGGAGTAAACGAGAGAGCTGTATTTGCAGCCATCTGTGTTTGGAATTCATAGGCTGAATCCTTAATACGACCTGGCTGAGCACCAGGAGTACTGGTTGCGATCCCAATAGCACTCACTTGATCCAAGCTAGAAGGTGGAAGCGAGATAGCCGAAGGGGTAGCAGTTGCTGAGTAACCAGGCTGAGCATTAATGAATGCCGCAAGTTGTCCAACCGTAGAATACTGCGAAAGAGTAGCCGACAGATTACCGCCAGTTCCGCCCGTAACCGAAGTAGTCAGGGTAGTCGCATTAACACTAACAGTACCAGTCGTACCCAAGTATCCGATAGTCAAGGCCACCGCAGGGGTAATATCGATCGTGCTATTAAAGCCCGTAGCAGTATTCGTGGTTTGAACTTCGATAGCTGGTTCTTGTGCAGCAGCAAAGTTTCCAGCAGGCAAGCCCAATGCAGCCAAATCACCAGGAGTAGAATCGATCAATTCGAAGCTTTGGCTATAACCTGCAGCGTACGATGCAGGGTTTGCCGCCATGGTCAAAACCACGGTATTCAAAGCAACGCCAGCGGAAGCAGTAATACCGGCTGGAAGTAGACTATTCAGTTCCACAATCAATTCTGCAATATTAGCATGAGAATTGGTGATGACCATACCAGGTGGGAAACCCGTAATGGAATTCGTAGGATAGGACCCAACGTCTCCATGGACAACCGTAGCGCCAGTGTTCGTTACGCCGGTAGCGCCCAAAAGGCCAAATTCTCCAGCAACACCGAGCGGTGCAGATGCCTGAGCATTAATGTTAGTTGCTACGCTGACCGTAACCGCACCATTAAGTGCGATCACGCTACCATTGACTGTGCCACCACCCAAGGTAACACTCGTATTGGCGATAATGTTTCCGTTGAAGGTATTGGTTGCGCCGAGGGTTGCCGAACTACCAACTTGGAAAAACACATTAGCTGCAGTAGCTCCGCCAGTCAAAGCGATTGTCGCTCCAGCGCCAGTGACGAGAGTGCTAGAACACTGAAACACATAGGTTCCAGCACCATTCAGGGTAAGTGTCCCCGAAGCGGCGATAGCAAAGGTTCCACTAGATTCTGAATAGGTTCCAGGAACTAAGGTTTGGCCACCAAGAGTGCTCGATATTGGGGTCGGCGTCAAGGCTTCCAAGGTATTGTATTCTGCTAGAGCATCGGATTGCCCGGTCATAGCAGACGCACCACCACCACTAGAACTCAACGTGATAACATCCGTAGCGCCACCATTCTGACGAA